GGTGGACGTCGTAAATACTACGCCGACCGACTTCAAAATTATTTGAAGGAGACGTCGAAAACTGATATTCATTATTCCGATAATGAAGCCTTTGCTAATCGTTGGAAAAATTCCAGCGGCGTAAAGGAAAGCAGGAGGATTCTGTTCCTCAGAGAGCACATATGGAATTCCCATGAATATGTCATGGACTCCACCCCTGTGCCTCTTGCGGAAAGAGGATGGAAGGTCCGTGTGGTATCCAGGTCTTGTGCACTCAGAGTGGCACATTCCGAAGGATATCGCGAAGGCTTTCGGAAGATGCTAATGCACCGCCGAGCCTTTCGCCTGCCCCAATTGGGACAGACCGACTTTCTACCTCTTGGTGGAAGGAATCGCTCCAACCGGCTCGTTTTCTCTGCAGATCTTTCTGCAGCGACAGACTTAATTAGTCGCGAGCTGTTGGAGTCCCTTTCCGTGTACCTCGGTATCGATCCCGCACTTGTGTGCGGGGGTAGGATACAAGCCGGAAAATCCGACTTCGTCGAAATGACGCGAGGTACGTTGATGGGCATCCCTTTGAGCTTCCCGTTCTTAAACTTGGTACATTTGTACGTTTGTGAAAGTATCGGTGCTCATCGGGACACATATTATATATGTGGAGACGATTTAATCGCTCTCTGGTCCATCGCCTTGATCAGGAAATACAAGCGCGGCCTGTTAAAATTAACAGGTATGCTTTTAAATGATTCTAAATCATTTATCTCTAAAACTAGAGGTATTTTCTGTGAGAAGGCCTTCCATTTAGCAAAGGATGGTTTGCGCGTTAACAGACAATTTTTGTCTGTTAAAGCACTCACACCCTTGGGTCGATCGGTATCGCCCAAGGGGCCGGAACGGCATCCAGAGCTTCCATGGGAGTTTGCACCTCTCTTGTACCTGTCTACTCATTATAGTAGATTAGGTCACTCGAGAGTCCATTTTGCACAAAACATGCTTCTTAGGAAGTATGTGAGGCGAATTGGATACCTTGCAAGGAAGAACGGCATATCTGCCTATCTGCCCTTGCACCTTGGTGGTGCAGGTCTTTTCCCGCCCAAGGGCAATTCCGTACTTACTCAAAATGAGGAAGCATGGTTGAGAGCCTTGGAAACCGGCGACGCAAATGCGGCGGCCCGGTTGCGGATGGTCCGTAGCGGAGACGCGAGGTTATTCGAATTTGATGGGTCTAAGCCATTAGATTTGAATCACCGTAGCTTCCGGCGGACGGCCCTAGTTACTAGACAAATCGTGTATAGTAACACGGGCCCGGGGTTATCTCCTAAGATACTTGGTCTAATTGGCCAGTATCGTGCATTCAACGACGATCTTTCGGCCGCTGAAGGCAGGGACATTCCCGAGGATATCTCCCCCCGATTATACTTTAAAGCACTTGGTGCTTTCGAGTATAAGGGAGATCGACCTCCACAGAGTTTTAGGCGGTATGCACAATGCTACAACCTAAACTTGGTGGAGGACGCCTCAAAATTCAGTGTTACTGATATGCTTACGCTTATCAAGTACACTTTGCCCAATCGGGTTCTGGTAGAGGTCTTGCTTAAAGAGCAAGATGACCTTGCCTCACCGGATTTGGAGGATGAGGATTGCTAATTAGTTAGCAAGTCTCGCTGGG